ACTTTTGATCGTCTTCCTTTGCGAACTTGTCTGAGTCCGAATAAACAAAACAAGATTTCACTATTTCGTAATTGTCAGCACTCTCGCCAATTTTTAAAAACTCATTAAGGATAAAATCTTCTTGAGTTTCAAATGCGCTTGTTTTTAAAACATCCCCTCCGACAATCGCAGGTAAATTTATAAAACTTCTAATCTCGTTAGGTGTTAATATTTCAAGAATCTTAGGAGCGATTATAGGATTAGAATTTATGATAGTTAAGATGTCATCCTTCTTTACAAGGTTTGGTTTTTCAATTCCTAATCTTTCATATACCATGTCAGCAAATGAATCTGCATCAATAGTTCTACTGATAATATCTGATGTCAACTCTATTCCGATAGGGTCTAAGGTTGTTAATTCAACTGGGTTACCTATGAATCCATAAAGACTAAGAATGTAGTTCATGTCCTCCTCCTCTTCTTGTTGTTTAGGCTTTACATAGGTATTAGAAAAATGTTCCCAAGACAAATCAAATTCAGAACGACCGCCACCTAATTCGCCAGGTGTCTTTATCCCGAAAAGTAAACCGTTAGAAACTCTATGAGAGTAAAGTATCTTATTTATTGTGTCCTTGCTTAGTTGTTCGTATTGTTTATCTAAATCATTAGAACGCAAAGGACTAATTTCGGGAGGTGTTGTGTTTGGATTCTGAAAGTTTAAAAGAATCTCACCTGCATTATCCGTTCCCGAAGCTTTACTTTTAAATGCGTGTTCAATCTCTACTTGTTCTTCATCATTAATAGCCGTTCCGTTAAAGAACGTAACCATAGTACCTGCTGAGAAGCCAGTCTTAACATTGTTTAACTGAAAGAAATTGCACTCAATATCGGTTTCAATCGGTGTAGCACCACTATTATACTCAGGCAAAGGGTAAATATCACTTGCAGGGTTATCGTCTATTAGATAAAGGATTTGTTTTCCTTGTCTTTTCAAGGGATCAAATGCAGGAAGTGTAACGGTGTCTTCAGGAAGTTTCCCGTTTGACCTTTTCCATTTAGCGTTAGTACTTTGTTCTCTTGTCCATTCTTTACTAATGTAAAACTCTGACTTATCGACATTGGTTCTAATTGTGTTAAATGGTTGAAGCTTTACTGATTTGATTGCACCAAAAACATCCCATTCAATTAAATAAGCACATCCACCATACAAAGTTCTTTCAAAGATTTTCTTTCTCGCAAGTTCATCAGCCGTTTGAGAATTGTTGATTGAGTTTAAAGTTTTTTCTAAAGCCACCTTATCACCGTTCCAATCGGCTTTAATTTTAAAACCTTTACCATAGATATAAGTTGCCTTACCTTTTATGATTGCACCATGTATACCAGAATTATTATATAAATAACTTAGGTAATCTGAATAGTCATTATTTTTACCATAAGGCACATACAACATATTAGGTTGTTTGCGAAATATGGGAGTTTCATTCGCATAAAGTGGAAACTTACTGAATGAATAATTTTTAGTTTGGCTCATATGCTTTGCGTGTTAAAGTAGATTCTTGTTCTACTCTTGAGGTTATAATCTTATCGTAGGTCATTAGTCCGTTTTCAACCACCGTTAAACCCGTAGGCACTAAATTTGTTGAACTTACTTGCTCGTAAACATTGTAGGTGTATTCATCGCCTAAAGGTATGTTTATTTCGCCTACTAACGGACTCGGTGTTGTAGTCTTTACTATTATGTTAAACTTATTATACCTTTCGGGATATAGGCTTAAATCGGCCGATATACAATAGTACTTTATTTGCGTTTGATTATTAATAAATTCAAACAAGAAGTTAGGACTTGATATCGTTATCTTTTCAGATAAAGTCAATACCACAACATTACTTCCAAGATTAAGTCGAATCATTACTTATATTATATTAAAAAGTCGTTTAAGTACAAAAAAAAAGGGAAGCCGTAAAGCCTCCCTTTTAATTCAATTATTAATTATGCTATTAATGTAGTAACAATAGCCTGAGAGATTCCATAAGGATAAGTCTTCTCTTCGCCAGTGAATGTTAAAACAAAACCGTTTAAGTCACTTGCACCTTTGCCCGTTCCCGCAGTTCCCGTTGAAAGGTCTAAACCATTCTCAGAACCAAACAAGGAGAACAAACCATTCTTATCTTTAACGATAAACATCAAAGGCTTTTGAGCAAGTACTCTTATCTCGTTTCTCTTGGCCACATCAAAACGATCAAGTTGAAACTCTACGCTTTGCATGATGTAACCGCTTCCACTTGTAACCTCACCTGCGTTGTCTGCTTTAGCCTCTGCGGTGTTGCGTCTAAGTTCATATTTGTAGAACTTTTTGCCACCCGTCATTGCCATTGCTGAAACTAAACCTGCTGAAGTTGTGAAAGTAGTAGTATTTAAATACTCCAATTCTCCAATGTATACCTCATCTACGCCTCCGATACTATCTCGGCAATCTAAGGTGAATCCTGTTGATAGTAAGCACGCCATGATTAAGCTAATTTAAAGGTTACGATTTCATTCGGGAATTTCACTTGAGTACCTACTTTGAAGTGGATATCAAGCATCATAGTTAAAGAGATTGGATTTTCTCTGATGTTGAACATATCTTCGTCAGATTCTAAGTCAGTTCCGATAATGAAGTTTGAAGTTCTACCCAAGTGGATTCTATTGGTTGAATCTAAACCGAAGTATGCAACTACCTTGATTCCAGTTCCTGGCAAGATTAGTTCTTGAGATTGATAAGCAGAACCGTTAACACCGTCATAGTAGAACAAGTTAGCAGCTTTCAAAGCAAGGATTAACTTATCGAAAGTATCACCACCACACATGAACTGTAAATCTGATTTACCTTTCAATTTTGCAGGTAATACTGACCACATAGTATCGAATATAGAAACTACGTTTGCTGATGTGATACCAGTACCAGTAGTGATACCGCTTGGGTTACCGTTGATAGTTGTAGCACTTGCGTCCAAAATGATTTTGTTGAAACCATCAAATTGAGTTAAGTTTGCACCACCTGAACCACCGATTGCAGACTGCCAAAGTGCAGTTTCTTTCGCTTCAGTCAACAAACCTACAAGGAAGTTTGTAAAGTCAGCTTCGAAAGCAATATAGTCATACATAGTGCCTGGGCGCAATGCTCTCTCAGTCCAAAATCCCTCAAGTTCTTTAGCGCAAAACTCTTGTTGTACCTTGATTTTACCTACTGTAATAGTTCTCTTTGAGAAACCAGTCTTACCCGAAGCGTTAAATGCACAAGCAGTGTCAGCTTGGTAAAATAATTCAGTGGTGATGTAGTGCAAATCAGCAGTACTTTTGATACCCGTTTGTTTTGCGAAAGTTGCTCCCGTTTTGCCTTCGTAGAAAGAACGGATTAATAGTTCAAGTGATTGGTCATTAACGACAGCTGGTAATCCAGTAGTGTCGTATGCGAATTTTTTAAGTTTCATCTTATTTTATTTTATTTTGTTTAATATTTCGGTTAATCTTGAGAATTGTGAAGCTCCAACACTTACGCTCTTTCTCTTTGCATCATCCTTAACGGGTTCTGCTTCTTCGGTCTTAGCAAGGATTCCAACTGCGCTAAATAATGCGGTTGTCTTTGCGTTTAATGCTTCAATTTCTTTAGCATACTTTGAGTGAATGTCAGCAATCTGAGTGTTGAAGTCATTTGCTTGAGCCTCTAATGCTTCGGTAACCTTAGACATCATTGCTTCGTCATTCAACGGGCTTTCTTCTTCGGGTGTACTTACCTCTTCGATAACTCCACCCGTTACAGTAATAACAATGTCACCTTCAAGAGTGTGTTCGCCGTCAGGAGCAGGAACTTCGCTACCGTCAGCCATAATTAAAGTTACACTTTCGCCAACTGCGATAGTTCCTTTAACACTTGCACTGCCGTCAATTAGTTTAGTTTCTGCCAATTCAATTGCAGGTTCTACTACGGGCGTTTCTTCACTAAAAACTTTTTTAAGTTGATTAGTAAGGTCTTCTCCCAAGACCTTTTTTAATTTATTAAATTCCATATTCGATATTATTTTATTTTTTAATTCTTCGTATTCTTTTTGATCGGCTTCATCTACTTTCTTATCGTTAAAGTAACCCTCAACTGAAAAACCTTTGATATCGCCTTTCTTAGCCATGTCCCAAACCGCATCATCCTCAATTTTAACATAGCCAAACCATGAACCATCAGGCGCAGGAGTGAAACCATCAGGCGTTTTTATACCTAATTTGCTATCTATTATAAAATGAGAGAGTAAATAAGCACCTTTAACGGGCAAATTATCGTCATGATTAAGGTTAAAACTTAGTGGTTTGCCACTTTTAGCGAGTTTATTTACTATTCTTGCGATGCTTTCAGCGGTAAATTTGACATAATATTCCGTTCCGTCCTCATCTCTGCGGTAAATTGGTTGTTCCGCAGCCATTAAAAAGCCACCTAAAATCCTTTTTTCTTCATCTACAACAGTGAATTTGTGTTCGATTATAGGTTCTTGAGCCGAAAAAGTCTGCCAATTCCTTTCAATAGCAGGTTGTAATACTAAGCCTACGGCGAATACTGAAGTTTCATCCTCAAGATTCTCGTCAATGTCCAAAACATATAAAGGTAGCTTCATTGATTATATTATATTTATAATTAAAGTATGTACAATATAGACTTAAATCAAAGTTGCATTATGTCTTATCCTCGCTACTCGACCTTGAGAATCGGTAATATCCTTTTCTAAAACATAGACTCTTTGATTTGCATTCATCGCAGGTCTATTGCTTTGGAATGTGTCTAAACGAGGAGGCTGACTTGATACATTGCCCCCCATTGATGGCGCAGAACCACCACCACCCCCCGCACTCGCACTGCCTCCACTACTTAGAATTGA